CATCGCACAGCTAAGCGTAGAGACTGGGATACCGCCTAGAGAGTTTATTGATATGGATAGCGAAATGTATGCCGCAATCATACAAGTCCTAACCGACAGAGCTAAGGAGATCCGAAATGCCAGTCGTAGTAAACGGCGTTAAGCAACTCCAAAAGGCTATGAGAGAAGTAGAGCCAGAGCTAAATAAACAAATGGCTAAAGATATTAAAACAGCGATGCTCACTGTCCGAGATACAGCACGTGGTTATTTACCACGCCAAGATGAAGTATTAAGCGGCTGGGGTAAGGGCACTGCCTCAGCTGAAACAATTAAATTTAGAGCATTCCCAGCATACGATTATTCTTTAGCAAGATCTCTAATTAAATACAACGCTGGCACAAATAGGCGTAATCGCAGTGGCTTTGCTGCTGCATTTTATGTAGCAAACATATCAGCACCTGGCGCAATTTTTGAAACTGCTGGCCGTAAAAACCGCAGAGGCGCATCTAATTCTAAAAGCCTCAACCCTAATGCTGGCATCCAGTTTATAGAATCTGCTGAATCAATTAGTCAGATGAAAGGCGAAAATAAGCAGCGAGGTCGATTAATTTACAGAGCGTGGTTTGAGAAATCTAACAAGGTAATCCCTGCCGTGGTCTCTGCTATAAATACAGTTGCAACTGATTTTAATAAAAAAACAGAATTACGTAAGGCAGCATAGTGGCTAATTTAATTGTCAGCGCAGTCAGCACCTTTGATAATAAGGGATTAAAAAAAGGCCAAAAAGAAGTATCAGCATTTGATAAACAGTTAAAAAAGTTAGGCTCAACTTTTGCTAGCGTGTTTGCAGCACAAAGATTATTTCAATTTAGCAAAAATGCTGTTAATGCGTTTATGGCCGATGAAAAGGCTGCCAAATCCTTAGAGCAACAATTAAAAAATACTGGCTATCAATTCAGTGCACCTGGTGTAGAAAATTACATAAGCAATTTACAAAAATTGTCAGGCGTGCTCGATGATGAGTTACGCCCAGCATTCCAGCAATTACTTACAGCAACAGGATCTATTACTAAAAGCCAAGACGCTTTACAAACAGCATTAAACATAAGTGCAGCTACAGGCAAATCTCTTACTGAAGTTAGCGCAGCTTTAACACGTGGATTTAGTGGCAACACCACAGGCCTTAGCAGGTTAGGTGCAGGCATAAGCAAGGCCACGTTAAAGACTGGCGATATGGATAAGATTTTGGGCGAACTAAATAAAAAGTTTGCGGGCCAAGCAGCAGCCAGATTAGATACTTATGCGGGCAAAATGGGTCTATTGACTGTAGCCGCAGAAAACGCTAAAGAAGAAATTGGTAAAGGTTTACTAGATGCTATAAGTTTATTAGGCAGAGATAATGGCATTGAAGTGGCTAGCAACGCTATGGAAGTGTTAGCAAAAAATATAAGCGACGCAGTTTATGGCGCAGCCTTATTAATTAAAAAAATTGACGAACTAGCCGCAAAAGGTCAAAGCGGTGGACTGGCTGATTTACTTATTAGGTTACAACCAGGCGGCTTAGGAGCTAGAGCAGGTTTTAATTTATTAAGTTCGGCTGGAGCATCTGCAAGAGCAAAAAATGCTCCCGACAGGGGTGGTGCAGAGCGCACTGCTTCTAGGGTTTTTGTGGATCAAATCCGCAGAGAAAATAAAATTATACGAGACACAAATAAAGCTAGAGCCGATGAATTGGCAAAGCTAAAGGCTAAGTCCGAGGTAGATAAACTAGCTGAGAAGTTTGATGTTGAGCGCATAGGTTTAATGAAGGCGTTGGGCGAGGCTACCGATGCTGAAACTAAATTACGCATCCAGTCTAAGTTAGCCATTTTAGATAATAACGAGGCTTTGGCTAAAAAGTTACTAGCTGAAATGGAAGGCACTAAAGCCACAGTAGAATTAACAACACAATTTTATGCATTAAGTGAAGCTGCTAAAGCATTAATAACTAGCTTTGGCGTTGACCCATCACAGGTAGGCCCAGGCGGTACAATAATCGGTGGCCTGGGTGGGCGTAGTAATATAGCCAGCCTTGCTAACACTTCTATAAATAACCCAGCATTTGCTAGTAGCGGCGCAGGTATGGACTTAGGACTAGCCCTAGGCTTTACACCTGGCAGTAGGACTGGTGGTGCTGCACCTACAGAGGTCATAGTTACAGTAAACACAGCAGCAGGTGGCGATAGATTAAGTCAGGCTATTGCAGAAAGCATACAGATCGCTACTCGTAATGGATACAGCACAGTACCTGCTGGACAAGGGTTCTAATGACAGTACCAGTAATTAATGCAGTAATTAACTTTAGCACTGGCCCTAGTTTTGCTCAGGCAATGATTTTAGATACAGGTATATTAGGCACAAATATATTGGGAGATTCAGCAGCTGTAATTGTAGACGTATCAAATCAAGTAAATAGAATTGAAACTAATCGAGGCCGTACTGCTCTTAGCGATCAATTTCAAACAGGATCGCTTATTTTACGTATAGTAGATCAAAATGGCGATTTTAACCCACAAAACGTATCAGGGCCTTATTACAATTTATTAACACCTATGAAGAAGGTGCAGATTACTGCTACCTATGGTTCTACTACTTATCCTATATTTGCAGGTTTTATTACAAGTTATGTAACTACCTACCCACAAGAATCAGAGGATGTAGCGACTACTACTATACAAGCTGTAGATGCTTTTAGATTGGCCCAATTAGCACAGATAAGCACTGTTACTGGCGCTACTGCTGGCGATCTATCAGGTACTCGCATCAATGAGATATTAGATGAAATTGACTGGCCAATATCACAGCGTGATATAGATGCAGGTCTTACTACATTACAGGCAGATCCAGGCACTAACCGCACAGCATTACAGGCTTTACAAACTGCTACAGAATCTGAATATGGCGCTATCTATGTTAGTGCCGATAATAACTTTGTATTTCAAGATCGAGGCGTAACTGCTGGATCTATTGGTGGCACACCTACAGTCTTTGCAGATAATGGCACAGGCATAGATTACTTTGATGCTACCTGGATATTAAACGATGTATTGGTATTTAATAAAGCCACTATCACTAGAGCTGGTGGATCGCCACAGGTAGCCCTAAACCAAGCCAGCATAGATAAGTACTTTTTGCATAGTTATTTTTTAGATAATCTGTTAATGCAGTCAGATGCAGTAGCCCTAGATTATGCCCAGGCTTATGTGGCTAGTAGGCAAGAAACTTCTATACGAGTAGATGCCATAGTCCTAGATCTATACACCGATAATTACAACTCAGGTATATTGGCAGCTTTAGATTTAGATTTTTTTGATCCGATTACAGTTAAGACTACCCAGCCTGGCGGATCGCTTTTAGAAAAGACTTTACAGATTTTTGGGGTACGGATGGCAATTACCCCGAATAGTTGGAAAACCACGTTCACGACACTAGAGCCCGTTATAGATGCATTTATCCTAAATAATAGCATTTATGGCACTTTAGACTATAATGTCCTAAGTTACTAAGGAGTAGAGATGGCAGCAGGTTTAGGGTTTAAGGATTTTACTACAGGCGAGGTATTGACCGCCGCCGATGTCGATGGCTACTTGATGCAAGGTATTTGGGTGTTTGCCAGCGCAGCAGCTAGAGATGCAGCTGTAACATCACCACAAGAAGGTAATGCGTGTTATCTAAAAGACACCAATCAAGTTTTAACTTATAGCGGTAGTGCTTGGGTAGCAGTAGGTGGCGGATCACCTTTAACTACTAAGGGCGATCTTTATACTTACTCCACAACTGACGCAAGATTGCCAGTAGGCACAAACGGCCACACACTTGTAGCGGATAGTGCGGAAACTACTGGTCTTAAATGGGCTGCACCTTCAAGCGGTGCTTTGGTTAAAATTAATACCTATACCTTTTCAGGCTCATCAGGTCAGAGTATGAACGATATTTTTTCAGCAACTTATAGAAATTATTTAATGTTAGCAACATTTGATTCTACAAGTGCGCAAACTGCAATTAGAGCAAGACTTAGAGTTGGCGGTTCAGATAACACATCAAATAATTATAGGAGTATGGGACTTGGATTGAATTCTGCTATGTCTACTACTACGATTACTGGTGATGGCACAGGCACAATAAGTTCTTGGGAATTTAATTATTTAGAATCAACCGCTAATGACGCAACTGGACATTATCAAATATTTAATCCTTTTGCAACCGCATACACAACTTATACAAATGCTGTAAATAGATATAGAGGAAGTGATACAGCAATAGGTTATCAAGGTGGTTCATCAACTGTAACCACTTCTTACACAGGATTGACTATTTATCCAACAACAGGAACAATGACAGGAAAAGTTGAGGTATATGGTTATGCCATCTAATAAAGTAATCATCAACATTGATGACCAAGAAATTGAATTAAAGGGGCAAGAATTAACAGATTTCTTGGCACAACGAGAAGCAGAAAACCAAGAAACTTTAGCCCGACAAAATGCTTTAATTGCTGAAAGAGAAGCAAAGGTGGCAGCAAGATTAGCGGTTATTGAAAGACTTGGTTTGAGCGAACTAGAGGCTAGTCTTTTAATACCTGAGATTGCACCTTTATATTTTCAGGCTTAGCATAATCCTTAAAGATTATGACAATTAAACCTAAACTATGTGCAGCTGGTGTGCAGTTAAGAGATCAAGTTGATACGTGGTTTCCAGATAGGAGTACTAAGAGTCCAGAAGGATGGCTGGGCGATAGTCGCCATTCCTCCAGAAAATCGGATCATAATCCAGACGCAAATGGGTGGGTCAGAGCAGTTGATATTAATTCTAGGCTGGAGTCATCCGATAGCCTCGCACCTTATCTGGCTGACCAGATCAGAATCGCAGGGAAATCAGATAAACGTTTATCATACGTCATCTACAACGGGCGAATATGCTCGAAGATATTAAACTGGAAGTGGCGTAAGTACAAAGGCATTAATCCACACAAGCGACACATACACATTAGCTTTACAAAGTTAGGCGATAAAGATAGTAAGCCGTTCGATATACCACTAATAGGGGGCAAGATATGAAGATAAGCAAAAAACAGAAGGCGATACTAAAGTCATACGCACGTGGCGTATTGGTTTCATTCTTAACATTCTTAGCAAGTAATGAATTAGGTTTAGACCCAGCACTGTCTGTAGTAGTTGCAGCATTAGCAGGGCCAGCAGCTAGGGCTTTAGACAAATCCGACAATGCTTATGGCATCGGTGCTGATGAAAAATGAGTCCTACAGAATGGGCTGGCTTTGGCGCTGGCGTTATGGCCGTGCTATCAGGCGGGCTAATAGGATTACGTTTTCTAGTTAAGGGCTGGCTTAATGAGTTGCGCCCGAATGGTGGCTCTAGTATGAAGGATCAATTAACACGGCTAGAGAAGCGTGTCGATGATCTCTTTATGTTAATCAGTAAGTCATAATTTTAATATGG